ATATCCAATTCGTGACACATCGCCTCAAATGCTCTCATAACCGAACCTTCACTTTTCCACTCATCTGCCAACATTTTATCAGGAACTACACAATCAATGTAGTCTAAGATAATCATATCTACTTTATTACCCTCAGCAATCATTTTTCTAACCTGATTTTTAATCTGATTCATAGTTACTGTATCTGAAGGTAACTTTTTCATTATCAATTTATTTTTTCTTGTAGATTGGATGTGTCTTACTTTTTCAATAACATCTTCTCTATTTTCTGTTAAATCGTCAGGGTGAATTCCAGTCCAAAGAGTGATGTGTTTTCTTTGGATAATTTTAGGATTGTCTTCAAAAAATATTTGTAAAACATTGTATCCCAAATTAAACGCGTGGTTTGCAATCTTTGTCGTAAATGTAGACTTACCAACCCCTGTAGGTGCTAATATAACACCAATTTCTCCTTTTGCCAAACCTCCACGAAGAAGATTGTCAATACCGGGAATTCCAATTGGAACTGGATGTCTATAGTCGTCATCTAAAACCTCTTCAAGGTTAAAGAAAACGTCGGTTGTTCCTTTATCGACCTCACCAACCTGTAACGCTCCTCTTACCATTTCTTCTAAGTGGTCATAACTTTCAAACTCACCTTTATCAATGATTGATTGAGCCTTTGTCATAACCTTCTGTAATTCTTGTTGTTTACAGAATTTTAATGACTTCTCTTGAACAAAGATTGAACCTTCATCAGATACGTCTTTTACTTGTTGTAGTGTGTCCAAAACACTCTTCTGAGCCATTGTAGAGGATATTTCTGACTTTGTTAGTTGTTCTAAAGTATCAAATGTAGGAGTATGTTCATATTTTGAATAATACTCCTTAATCATTTGACAAATGATACGAAAATACTGGTTATCAAAGTAATGTGGGTCAATGACTTCGAGAATCGAATTTGAGAAATCCTTGTATACTATGATGTTATTTAACAACTGAATTTGAAAGGTATTTCCTAAGTATCCGAAGCTTTTTTTGTCTGACATATTATATGATTTTTTTATTTTTGTATATGATAAATATGATTAAACTAACGAATAGTTTAAGTAATTGTAAGATAAATTTTTAGCTGAAAAAATGTCAGTAAGCTCTCTTAATATGTTTTTTATGGATGGCCTTACGTCCAGCGTATATCTTACCTTCGGTGGGTATAATTTAGCGTCGATGATATGGTGACAAATTGTCTCATTACCTACCCTTAAAATAATGTTAAATCTTTCAGGACCATCAGTATTAGATGTCTCTAACACATTTGAGTCCTCCTCAATTTGAAATCTATTTTCCAACATATAAACAACACACTTATTTCTAAGTTTGGTTTGTAAATCGGTTTTTAGTTCGAACATGTAGCTCATCAACTCTACACTACTTTTTGCTTTTGGGTTAAACCCTTTGACATTAAAGAATCTTTGAACCACAAAATTATCATTTAATGTGATAAGGAATTCAACTTTAGTTACGTCATTTTGTTCTTTCATAATTTTACTTTTTGTTTTTGAATTTTGACTTTTCTTTTCTTGTTAACTTTAAAAACGGTTTTAAAAAATAAGTCCAATTATCATCTGTTTTTGGTAGGTATTTAAATATCCCGTCTTCCATCATCATACGAATTAGGTTTTTATATCCCCTACCATCAGGGTCTAATGATTCTGAATAATACGCATCAACTAATTCTTTACCTTTTTGATTTATAAGTGGTTGACTTAAATCAACAAGTTTTCTGTTTATCACATAATACTCATCACCAAATACACCCTCTTTTGTTTTTCCAGACAAAAGATTTTGTAATGATTTGTTGTCCTTATTTTCTTTAAGGAGTTCTTCCCCTTTAGATAAAATATCGGATAACTCAACCTCTTTTTCAAGTAGCTCAGGAAAAAACTTAAATAAAGTCTTTTCACCTAAATAAAAAATACCGTCGATGTTATCGGATGAATCACCTGTAAGGATTTTAATAGTTTTGACATTATAATGGGGAACTTCAAAATCGCTCATTTTGATTGTATCCCCATTCTTATAATATCTTTTTGTGGATGGTGAATAGATAGTTACCCTTTCAGAAATTAATTGTGTAAGGTCTCTATCACTCGAGAATATTGTTTTATCCTCGTCTTCAGAAATTTGGCAGTAATAAGCAATTAAATCATCAGCCTCTGAATGGTCAATTTCAACTTGTCTAACAAACATTTCTTCAAGGTATTGTTTAACTCGTTGTTTCTGACTTTCGTAAGAAGCTTGTTTGAACTCATTAGAATCGTTCCTACGGTTTAACTTATACTTGGGGTATATCAACCTTCTCTGTGATGAGTTCGTGTTGCTATCCCAAAATACAACAACTTTATTATAGTTGGTTTCTTCCAAGAACTTTCTTAAAGTATTCAAAAAGTGCCAAATCGCACCGATATGTTGTCCATTGTGAAAGTAATCTTTCACTCCGTGAAAACCAATTTTTATCAAATTGTTTCCATCAACCAATAAGGTTTTCGTCACTTTTTTCTTTTTTAATTATTACTACTCTACTTCTTCTCTTTCTGCTTTCAAATCAAAGTCACCATCAACTCCGATTATCTCTTTCCAATACTCAGCATGTTCTTTCTTATACTTTTCAATGGATGCTTTCTCCTCAGTTGTATCTTTACCAGGAAGAAAACCATGTGGTGTTACAATTATTCTTCCATCTTCAAACCCAAGTCCGTTGATGTGGTTTTTCATAACGGATACTTTTGTTCTTGATGCAAACTTAACCGTTCGCTTGTCTTTGGTTGCGGTAATCTTTGTCGTTCCCGCACCTTTTTGATTTCCAAATAAGAAAACCAAAGAAGAGTTTAACCAAATTGCTTCACCACCTTTTGCTTTAATTTTAGGTTGACCGAATGGATTATCAGGTAATTCAACCCACGGCTGATTTACGATGATTAAAGTATTTTCAAACTTAGAATCAGATTTACGTGAACCTGAAATACGTTGGTTAATACCCATACCAATCTTGTCTGCCAATGTAGAAGCGTTGTGTTGTTTACCACCTTTACCTTCATAAGTCATCTTACAAGGAACAGAACCAACTGAATCCCACAAGAAACATAATGAATAATCCAATTCACCTTTTTCTTGTGCATCTAACAAACTATTAATGTAATCTGTAATTTGTTCGATGTATTCAAAGTTGTTATTAAAGATAAAGAATCCGTCCCAATCAAGTTCACCCGTTTCAGTATCAACAACTTCTTCACATTCAAATCCCATTATCTTTGCATGTTCGAAAGACCATTTTTGTTCTGTAATAATAAACACAGGTAAAATACCTTTCTTTTGTGCATCGACAGCGGTTTTAACAAGTGCTGTTGTTTTTCCTGTATCGGAGTGACCCAATAACATATTTAAGTGTCCAATCGCAGGACCTGGTAAACCAACCGCATCTAAAAAATCAGAACCTAAATCAAAGAATCTTTGAGGTTTGTACTTTGCAGATGTAGAGAATTTTTTCTTTAGTGAACTAAAATCGTTCTTTTTAATAGCCATTATAGTTCGTAAATTTTAAAATTTGTTATAGTCTCCAACTTGTCTTTTGCGTCTGTAAGTTGTGTAACTAAATTATCCATTTCTTCGGTGTGTTGTGGGTGCTCTCCAATCCCAACAGGGTTTACAAAATAAACATAAAGTCTTGCTTCTGCATCTGCAATCTCTGCTTCATATTTTTTTATAAGAGCGTCTTTTAATTTTTCAGCTAAAAAAGGTTTCATTTTTTTTTGATTTTAAAAAACTTGGACACTTAGTCTGTCTGAGTGTCCAAGTTAAAGTTTAATTAGAATGGCAAATCTTCTGCCGGTTCTTCGTTTGCTTGTGGGTCAACAGGGGTTGGTGTTTCTTGTTTTGCTCCCCCAAGAGAAATGTCTGCAGTTTCACCGTAAACATATTTTTTAAGTTCAGATGACCACATTGGTGTCTCACCAACTGCAACCGCCTCTAAATACTCAACAGGTTTTTTAGAATATACATCATTCCATGTCAACTCATCTTCCAACCATCCACTCATGATTCCTTTATCTTCGTGAAGTAATGCTGGGTCGTCATACATAACCGTTTGAATTACGGTATACTCTTTTCCTTGTGGAGTTTTAGCTTTCTTAAGTTCGATGATTAGGTCACGTCCTTTTTCAGCGTCTGTGATATCACCTTTAGCTTTCCAAATAGGAAGGATTTTATCCAAAATACCTTCGTTTTTGTAATTGTGTTTGAATCTCCAAAATTTAACACCATCTTGTTCGTTGTCACGGTCAATTACTCTAACAATGTAGAATAAACGTGAACGGTATTGTGATGCCAATTCTTTGTCTTCTTTTTTACCCGTTTGGATAAGTTCGTTATAAACTTCTGTAAGTGGAGAACGTTCGTTGTCGTTTTTCTCAGGGTCGTATAATTTAACCCATTGTCCGTTAACTTGGATTTCGTGATACCAAACCTCAACAAATGGTGACGAACCATCTTTAGTTGGTAAGATACGAACTCTACGTTGTGCAGAAGTTTCGTTTTTCATTAAGATTGCCGAAAAATACTTCTTTAATCTGTCTTCTTGTGAGATACTTGTTCTCTGTGAACCACCTGGTTGTGCGTTCTTTTCGTACTGTGCTAGTACTGAATCTAATACTGAATTTGCCATAAATAAATTTTTAATTATTACTCTTTTATCTACAACAAATATAGGTGAATATTTAAGTTTGTCAAATAAAAAAAGGGGGCAGAACCCCCTCTTTTATTACATTATTTTTTTTATGTTTCTTACATATTATCTTCTTCCTTATCGTAAATATTAAATGTTTTTTTTACCTCGTTTGGGGAAAAGTTTTCAACTTCGTCAGATGTTAAAACATATTCATTTTTTCCAGTTTTTTCCATTTCTTCTTCTTTATCTTGGAAGAAATCTGTTAGTTTTTGATTATAAGGATAAGAATCTAAAGAACGTAACATTAATTTCTCTTCAGGTGTTTTCTCTCTATACTTATCAAATTTAGCTTCTAAGTCATTTATCTTAGACATGATTTGGTCCATGTTTTCTAATTTTGATGATAAGTCGTCTAATTTAGAAAACATATTATCCATAAACTCATCTTGTTTTTGTTGGATTTCTTGTTGTGAAGTTACAAGGTCAGTGATATCAATTTCCTCAGTTTCTTCATCTTGAGTTTTTTCACCTCCAACTTCCTCAACATCCGGGTCGTTTTCAACATCTACCGGTTCAGGAATTGCATCACCTGCCGGTGGAGTTTCGCCCGCTGGTGCGGCTTCTCCTGCCGGTGGAGCTATGTCTCCTGCCGGTGGAACACCACCTTCGGGTGCTCCCGCATCAGGAACCGGTGGAACATCACCTTCGGGTGCCGGAACTTCCGCCTGTTCATTTAAAATATAAGAATTAATTTGATTAAATCTTCTTAACTCTTCTAATATTTTTTTTTCTGTATTCATTTTGATTATTCTTTACCCGTTTAGTAATGTTTTAACCCCTTGTGGTGTTTCAACTTTTAATGTTCTATTTGTTTTAAGAGTATTGTCAACTCTTTCTATTAGTCCATCTTTCATTCTAATAGTATAACAATCCCCTGTGTCTAAATCACAAACTTCTTGGTAACCATTACCACTATCTTTTTTTGTAATTCTTGTATCTTTTTTAAGATAATCGTCTAAAAGTCCTTTCATATCCATAATTTGTTTTATATATAAATATATCGTTATTGTTAATTGTTAAAAAGTTCGTAGGCTTGGGTAAAAATTTCAACAGTTTGGTTGTATGATGGTAAAATATTTCCATCTTTATCAGTAAACGCTAGTTTTGTCTTATCCATAATTTCAGTTGCCGTTAATTCTGGTGGGCCAAAAGCAATTGGTGTTAACCAAGTGGTAAATGCTAATTGAAAAAGTGCCTTTCCATAACTTCTATTTAAATCGGTATCTACATTAATGGTAACTAATTCAGGAATCATATTAATTAAACTTAACATAAAAGAATTAACAAACTCAATGGATTTTTGTAATGTATTAAATTTAACCAATGATTTTGATTTATTGTTAATTAATACACACGATTGAGCGGTTATCAAACTTGGTAAATTACCCTTAAATACATTTCCAGTGTTAATTTCATATGGGTTATTATTTATACAATTGAATACCCCATCATTTAAAGTTGTAGATGGCATCACTTGTAATAAACCATACAACAATGACCTCATTCTGACATCATTAGTTACAGCCTTTATTAATGGAACCACCTCATCTTTAGTAAATGTAGTTTGTACTAAATCAACAAAAGGGATTGTTTTAAACATATCCTCAGGTGAACACTGATTTTGTGGACTTACTAATGTTGTTATCGTTGGGTTTTGACTTAATAATTTTTCGGATTCTAATACTTCGGGTTGTTTAGGTTTTTTGTCTTTAGCCGCAATTGCCTTTATTTCACTTAACACATCTTTATTTACGGATGCCAAAAGATTATCAACTTTAGGTAATGCGTATTTTGGTATTCTGGTACCTTTGAAATCGGTATCAAATCCACTTTCACTTATGTTATGATTTACTTCCGTTATCCAATAAGGACCATAAAACATTGGTACGTGTCTTAATATAAAATACATTGTCGGTTGTATCATAGCATTACCCATAGATGTTACCCCACAACTGTACGACCTAGATTTATAAATACTATATAAAGACTGTGATTGTTGCCCAACCTTATCACCAGCAACTGAACTACCCATATCGGCAAAAACTTGGAAAGATTCAGATGTATTTTTCATTTCAGACATATCTAAACTTAAACTTTTAAATATGTTTTGATTTCTAATTCCAAAATCAACTGCAAATCCAACAACTTTATTATTTAAAGAATAGTTTCCTTTAGGGTCAGAAACTCTTAGTGGGTTATCAGGAACTCTTAAATCAAAACTATCGTCTCCAAATCTATTAAACGTGTTTTCTTTTGGTTTTGGGTATTCAGAAGGATTCCCAATATATAAACATAAGAATTTAGGGCTTGATTTTGTGTAATCAACTTCAAGATATGTACCAAAAAGAGTATTACCTATTTCACTATCTTTTAATGGTTCTCCATTTTTTAAAGCCTCCTGTATACCATAAAAGTTTATGTAAGATGGCATTGCCATGAAAATAAAATAATTATCTTCTAATATACTACTTATCAAAGACATTAATGATTGGTTTTGATTTGTATCCAATCCTATTCGTTTTACTACCTTTTCAACATCAACGGTGTAACTATTACCTAAATCAGAGTTAGCCCTATCCATAAAAAGAAAATCTTCAAATAAAGTAACAGTTTTTAAATCAGACCCCGCAATCCATTTATCGTTAAATGTTTTTAGAGTATTATATAGTGAAAGTTTTGTTGCGTCCCCATTCATTGCGGTTTTTGGTAATCCATCATCTACTTCAATATTTTTTAATATAATATTAAGATTACTGAAAGTTTCATTAACCATTTTATCTTGCAAGTCATACCTATCTAACAAATAATTGTTAATATATGTTGTGAATTTATTTTTATCAAAACTCGAATCACTCCTTTTTTGTTCCACATACAACCTAATTAATGGATAAAGTAATTCTACATTAGTTTTTGTAAAATCAATATTGTTATCTATGAAAAAGTCAGCAACTAAAGATTTTTCAGTATTAGGTAAAGCTTGTGGTATAGGTACAAAGTTTGTTGGTTGTGTTGTTGTTTGCGTATTTTGGGGTGATGTAGAAACATTAGCAACTAAATCAATTTTATTATTTGTAAATCCACTCGGGTAATACTCAACAACCATAGTATAATTTGAAGGTGCGATATCTTGTACCGTACAAACAAATGAGAAGTTTGTTGTAAAATTATTTTCATAAGATGACGGAACTTCATTTGTTGAATCTTCAATATTAGTGTTTGGTTGGTAGAATTTAATAAACCCTACTTTAGTAGACGTACTAACATTAGGGTCACCCACTATTTGGTAAACTTGGTATTGTCCATTTGTTTTTGTAACATTTATATATTCACCTGCGGTCGTTCCTGTTGTAAATAAAGATGAAGAGTCACCTATAAATTTAATTTGTATCGATGGTGTATTCGCAGTGGGTGTTGGTACACTATACGATGGGAATACAGGGTCGACTTGTGTCGGGTAGTCAATATTTTCAATTGTTGAAAACCCTAAGTATTTTCTTAATGTCTTCCAAGCTTCGGTATTTTTAATAATACTTTCAATTAAAGTTACTGCAGAATTATCACCAGGTAAATTTGTTACCCGATAAGGGTTAAAAGTATATTTATCGGTGACTTGAAATTGTTGTAAATTAGAAAAAGAATCAAATAATTTTCTTTCATATTTTGTTGGGTTTCCAATTTTCAACACACAATCAAAATTTAAAAATTCTTTAAGTGATGAATACATACTAACTAATTGGTTTTCACCTAATTGGTTTCCGTCGACATTTTCATCTACCTGGTCAAAAAATGCATCTTGTAGACTAAATATTTTGGATATTTGCCCCTTTAAAAGTTTTAAGTTTGAATTTTTTAACCCACCAGGATTTGTATATGTACTTGTAATTGACTCATCATTTAAAATTAAATCTTTGGCGTTTGGTGTTAAACTACAAAAAGTTAAAAACTTTTGTTCCATTTTATCCAATAACTTAATATCAAATACATTAAAAATTTCATCTATTTTTGAATAGGTCGCATCATTATTAATTAAATCAAAATCATTTTGTAATGACTCATTTGTTTTTATCACTTTAAGATATTCTGTCGGTAATGGTTTTTTTATTAAGTTAGTATTGTAATAACCAAAATTCGACATCCCCCATATTGACCTAACCGAACCATTGTACATAGATTTGTTATCATAAATGTCTTCGGTGATTTTATTATCCTCATTAAAACATTCAAATATAGATTGGTCAAATGGAATACCCCCTGTTGACGGGTATAGAATAATTTTTTTATCTTGAGCGGCACCTGTTGTATTGGGAACTTCTCTATAGACATATAAATTATTTTTAGATAAAGACCTAATAGAGTTATTCGTATCAAACCCTTTTGGGTACGCATTAGATGCTTCTCCATTAATTCCAATACGAAGACCTTTTGTTTCACAAAGACCGGTATAGTTAGAACCGGTATATCCGGTTATTAAATCTTTTCCATTAACATAATACTCAATTGAGTTAATGACTTCCGGATAAAACCCAACATTAAATAAATCAAGTCTGTCTGTTGGTACACTTATTAATGGGAACCCAGCTGGAAAACTAAGGTTCACATCTTGTAAACTAAATGTGAATGGTTCTTTATCATAATTTAAAACGGTATAGCTTCTATTTGTTGTTCCTGATGTCGGGTCGTATGCATTTTTATAATCAAAGTCTTTCCAAACATCATCTAAAATGTCTATTTTGTTTTCTATATAATTTTTATATCTATGCCAAATTGAACCGTATTTTAAAACCCAAGCATAAGGGACTTGGTGTATAGATGAAAACTTATTTAGTGATGATGCCAAATAATCTAAATCGGTTAATGTTTGGTCATCTGTAAAATCTTTAATTTTTTCTTTTGTAGTAATAAGTGGTAGTGAATTTAAAAACAAATATCCTAACGACACAAATGGATTTTTTTTAAATGCTTTTTGTTTTTTAACTCCATCTATAATTGAGTTAACAAAATATGGGGTATTCAATAATGATGTAGTCTGAATAAATGTTCCTATATTTCCACTATAGCTGTTACCATAATTTATGTATGATTCAGTTAAGTATAAATTTTTAGATTTTCTATTTTCAAAATAATTTTTAAGTGATAGCCTTGAATTGATTGGAGTAGGTCTTTCTGACGTTTCATTAGAAAGATAAGCTTGAGCAGTAGTATTAAAAACTGTGTTTTTCGTAAACAGTTTAATATTACTATAATTTTCAGAAGTTGTAACCCTACCAATTAATTTTTTATCTTCAATAAAAGAATATGTATTCGTTGTATTATTAAAATCTTCGTAAGTCCCGATAGATTCCCCATTAGCCATGTTATTTTTCAACCAAGTTAAATCGGTAAATGGGTATGTATCTAATGTGTTTTTTTCTGAAGTTTGGCTATCTTTTAAAAATTCTTTTACATTTTTTACTAAAGGTAAATCTGCCGATATTTTCTTAGATTCTGATGATATTGTATCTATAGAATATATTTCATTATCATTTTTTAACTCATTAATCAAATATTCAGTATTATAAAAATCTCTTATATACCTTTGCCAACTTTCACCTTGTCCGTCATTTGAAATCTGTTTCATGTATTCAACTAACTTAGTAAATGTGTATTTGAAATTTTTTAAATTCTGATTTATTGTAATATCTTCAGGAGCAATTAAACTTAAATTTAAACTCTCTATATCTCCAAAAAATTTATCCACTTGATTTTTGGTTGCCGCGTCTGTTGGTATATTTCCGTAGTGTGAACTTATAAAAGTTCTTTCAAATAATTCATAAAATATTTTAATAGCATTTAAATCTTGGTATGGTGCCTGTTTGAAGGGAAACTCAACAGTACTTGATGGTACGTATTTTGTAACGTCTGAAGGATTGTCATATGAGTAATTACTTGTTGGTTTTTCTTTTTCCAAACTAGCTTTAATATACGACTCAACAAAACCAACTTCAGGCCAAATTTTATAATCATACGCATTTGTCTGTTGAATGTATCTAGCGTCTCCAGGGTATTGTATTACATACAATTCTGAATTATTTTCTTGTTTTTCTAAAGTAAAATATAATGGCCAAGGATAAACAACATTATCACTATTAAGTTCCGTACTAGATTTTTGTAATGCTTTTTGAGCGTCAACTGAAAAGTTTTTATTTTCAGGAATAACAGCTAACAATCTATTTTTATTAGATTTTACGTTCCAAGCGTCTGTATGTGTTTCATCCATTAAACGATAGAACGCATCCGCACCGGCTAGTATAATTGCAAAAATATTTCTAATTGTTGGTTTAAACCCTAAACCTCCTGATGCCGGGCTTTTTAATTGTTGTTGTGCGTAAAATTTAGTTAATTCATCTTCAATGACTTTTTGTTTAGCCTCTAAACTCTTATTCATGGAGTCTAACTTATCTAAGTAAGAATTTTTTACATAGGTTCCATCACCAATAGTTTTATCACCAAAAACTAAATAATCTGGAGTATCTTCAACCCATTGCCCATTTTCATCTTGGACTTTAGTTTCAAAAACTGCAGTTAATGTTTCATCACTCAAAAATTTACGATACTCGTCACTATTTGTAGTTGATAGTTGTCTATTATACCTAGCAAAGTATGTGTCTCTAACATCTGTTTGATTTTTTTGCCAAATATTAAAATCTAATTTTTTAATAACGTCTTTTTGGTTTTTTATTAAAGTATTAATTTGATACTTAGCATTTGCATTTTCACCAAATGATGCGTTATTTTTTAAATTATTTGTATAATTTTCAATTCTTGCTTTAATCTTAGTTTTAAAATCTTCTCTTGATTGGAATGTAACATCTTTTCTAAAAGGGTAGTAGATTTCCCCACCGGCAACGTAGTAACTAGTTCTATCGCACACCGTTGATAACGCATACTCATAAACTTCTTTATTAAGTTTACTTAAGTTTTCAGAAAAATCTTGTAAATCATTTAATTTAGTAAAATCTTCTTGTTTAGTTAAATCCGCTTTTAGTGCTGTTTTATAATTTTCAACTTTTAAAACAAAATCCTCAATTGATAAATGTGGAAAGGTTTCAGGTAATAACCCTTTTCTTTTATATATTTTATAAACCTCATCTAACTTTTGTCTACCTTTATATGTGTTAAAAAAACTTTTATTACCATTGGGTTCTGTTACCGTTATTTGTGTGTTATACATTTTTGGTGCGTTAACAGCATACGCCAATGGAGTGTCAAAAAGTAATGCAGTAAATTTACCAATTAACTTTAATGAAATATTATAATTCCCACTATCAGCATCAAATGACGCATTAAAAGACATAAGAGATAATCTATATCTAACGGCCTTTCCGTAATAACCTTTAAGTGTTAAATAAAATAATGGGTATGGAAAATTAAAAAATGCAGAATATAAAGAATTTTCACCTTGTTCAAATAATGACCTTCCTTGTATGTCTACAAGTTCGATGTTAACTTCAGGGACACCAGTTCCTTTTATATTAACCTTAATTGATTTAATCCCTAATAATTGGGTGTCTTCGTATTTCCCAACAGAACGTTCAAATGTTTTTCTACCTTCAAAATTTACAACTTTTTCTTTGTTTTGATTAATTGCAACACCTTGTCTTGAACCTTCACCGGTTAATTGGTTGGACCAACTAGTGTCAAAATCAGACTTCCCTCTTGGTTTTAAAAAATTAATTTTTAAATCTTCTTCACCCCCAAAAATAGTTGCAATGGTTGTATTAACTACAGGGTCGGTAAAACTTTGACCTATAGCTAATTTTGTTCTAGGTATAATAAAAGTTTCTAAATTGGCGTAATAAACCAAATCTTCATGGTCAACCAATCGTTCTTCATTCTTTCCTTCTGAATTATAGACTTCATTAGGATTAACAATAACTATATTATCGTATTCGGTTTCAATAAATATTTTTTTATTTTGTCTTTGTCTAACGGCCATAATAGAAAATGTGTGTATCTAAAGCCGCTTTATAATCTTGTAGTGATGCGGTTAATGGGAAAGGTATAATTAAAATTGTTCCATCAGGAATATTTTGTTCCAATCCACCATACATCGGGTTTGCGGCTAAAATCAACCAACCAAAATATGGTGTTCCATATTTTTCAAAACTTATTTTATCTAATCTACTTTTACCTGTTCTATAAAGATATTGTTGGTCCGATACTCTTGGTGGAATAGATAAAAATGGGACTACAGTTTGTTGCCCATTAATTAAAAAATCTTTATATCTGTTATAGTAATCCATTAATTAAATTTTTTTTTCAAGTTAAATTTATCACCTGATGAGTTTCTACTAGAGTAAATGTTTGTTAAATCCCTGTCATATGGAGACGTTGCCGGTACTTGAGATTCATACCACATTAATCTTTGCTTATCTATATTATAAGGCTTATAATTAGTAAATGTAGAATTAAAGTATTGAGTTTTAAAATCCTCTACATTTTTATCAACTATTGTTTTAGATGTTAAGTAAATAGATTGTAATCCCGTTTCGGGAGATTTTAATTTATTATCAAAGAATGTTTTCCATTTACCCTTATCTTCAGAGTTCGCGTTTGGTAACGCTTCATTTATAATAATATCGGCAAAACTATCGGGGTCATCACATATTGGTTTACCGAACATCATAAAGAATCTTGTTTCATTCTGTGTTGTGTTGTTATTTGGTAAGTACATGTCTTGTGTAAAGTTATCGCTATAATCATATACCCCCGTCGGTATTAACCCAAAGTCTATTAATTTTTGGTAATAAGTATTTAAATCATCTTTGATGAGGTAAGAATCTTGAATTAATTCTTGTAGTGTATCGACCGCAGTTGTTGGTTGGGTCACTTCAGTTGTTCCTGATACATTATATACAATTACAGAATTATTCTTTTTAATAAACCCGTCATGTGAATTGGAAACATAATTAATTTTATCTATTAAACTTACAAGAGTTAATTCGTTAGTGGATATTTGGTCTGAATATCCTTGTAACTCATACGCAATAACTTGAGCTCTATTATCGATTTCAATTTTAATTTGTCTTTTAATCTTTCTTATTTGTACGTCAATAAATGGTTCATTATTTAAACCTGCTAATAATGGACATAAGCCATTATCAACATCATTTTTAGTTTGGGTTGTTAAATTTTCAATTTTTGTTTGAAATGAATCTGAGTAACCAAAAATATTTGCAGTATTCGATAGATTACCGCCTAAACTATTAAAATAACCTTCAGTAAATTTTCTATCTTTTGTAAGAATTTGAAGACCTCCAAGTAAAAAGTCATCATTAACTTTAGATAACGTAGCGGTTGTAGTTTCAAAATACGATTTAGATATGTTTGCAAATTCTGTCATCACATCTTTATATTCAATCGTACCCGTAGTTTGTGTTGTATCTATATTTAAAACATTCGTTAACGTTTTACCAATAGTAACACCACCATTATTAATTTCGGGTCTTGGGGCCTTTGTATCAATAACATTTAATTCATCTCTTACTTGACTTAAAACTTGAGCATCGTAAACACTTAAATCTAAATTATCAGTAGCTTCAGCCCTTTCATCATACATTTCTGTATTCGCATAATAATTAAACGATAATGCGTTTTGTAATTTTGCAACAGGTCCCGCTAAGCCATGAGCACCAATAAATGAGAAACTAATGTCCACAGATGCAATCATTGGTTGTATACCTATACCTTCAGGGTTCAAGTCAAACTTACCATCGTCATATTTTAAACTTATCGAATCAATAGCCACTTTTGTATGGAAAAAGTCACCAACTCTTAAAATACAAATAGGTGGAGCCCCAAATGCACTATTCGATACATCATTATATAATAAACTTTGTTGTCCACTATCCGATTGAGAAACTGTAGGTATTGTATCACCAGGTCTCATACATTGTTGTAAGAATACTAATCTAGCATTTAACCCTTCAGGTGTTATTGAATGGAAAGCCGGATGAAACCCTTTAATTTTAGATTTAATACCATCATAAACCATTGGGTCCGTTTGTTTTATATATTCAAAATAGTTGCACTCTGTAAGTAATTTTCTTGCTAATCGTTTTGTAATATCTTTTCTTTGTTGTAATTGTTGTGTTTGTACTTCTTGTTCCCTTGTATTAGGTGGGGTATTAGAAGATGGTGTTGAATTCTCCGGTTGATTAACTCTAGGGTCTGTAGAAACATTTGGTTGTTGTGGTGTTGTAGTCGTAGTTGTTGTTTCAGTTACTTGACCCGTTACTTGATAATCTTGGCCAGATAATTCTTGGTTGGTTTGCGTATTAGGGGTTTCTTCAGGTGGATTTTGTGTTTGTGATATATTTTCACTTGGTAATATATTTGAAATCTTTGTTCTACGGCAAGCCATAGCGTTTACAGAAACGGTCCCTTCCTCTTTTGTAGTCTCAAATGGCTTATTACAATCAACAAATTTATATTTTGTATCTTGGATTTCTACATTGTTCCCTGTATATTTTTCTGTAATTTTTAATTTAGTCCCTTTAAAGTCGTTAAATGATTTTCCTTGTGGCGTTTTTTGTTTATATAACCATTGTAAAACACTATCACCTCTTCTTTTTGATAAATTCAAGTTATAATTATTTGCACTACTATTAACCGAAGACGCACTCGCTTCTAAATCAAACGAAACATCTCTACCTTCATCTAAAAGTTTACCAATATCTTGTACAAAATTTGTTAATAGTGTGTAATTTTCTTCAATGTAATTAAAGAATTTTTCTACATTTTCTTTTGTAGTATCAATAAAATCTGACAAATATTTTATTTTAGCGTTTTCAGTTAAACCACTACCTAATACATATGATGTTCTATCAACCTTAGCAGAATCATTATATGCAAATATTTTATTTAACGCCTTTGCGTATTTTGAACCATTACCATCATTTAGGTATTTGTTTTTAGAACCAATGTAAAGGTCATACCAATATTTATAATCGTTACTTACTGTTGTATCGTAAGTACTTGTACCATCTGGAAAATTATTATCAAAATAAAATGCTAAATCTTTATATTTTTCTTTTATAGTTGTTGGTGTTTCATTATCATCTGTGGTACTTGATGATGTTGTAGTCTTTTTACATGCCTTACCTGTTGGTATTAAGGTATTTGATGTGTCACTTATCTGAAAGAATGGTTTTGATTTTGTAACCGAACAAAAACTTCCCGTTTTACCTGAAGTTAAAAGTGTAATGGTAACATTTGTTTCACCACAACCCGTGTAATTTAAAGTAGCCCCTGTTGATGCACCGATATTATAATTATATTCTATACAATCGTCAACAACTGTAGTTGTTGTAGTTGTGGTGTTAATATCAACTTCTTGTTCGATTATTGAAAAATTATTTTCCTCAACCACAGTAACAATGTCTTCAGTGGTTAGTATTTGCGCTTCAAAAATATCGTTTGGTGTAAACATAGGGAATTTAGTAACTAAATCCCATAAATCGTATTTTGTACATCCAGCATAGAAAGAATCAATAATTTGAGTTATTTCTCCGTTATTTGAAACATTTGCTAATTCTTTTTCAACCAATAAATTCATTATTGATGGGTGGTCAACAATTATTTTAAAACTTACATTACCCTTTCTTGTTGAATTAGTATACGTGTATATTGGTTCAGTTCTACCTAAAAAAGTATTGTCCTTCCACCCTGTTGAAATATTCTCATTAAATGATAAGTCATAAGGCGGGAACCACATAATCCTACCACCATTAGGACCTTTTTCACAAGCCGGTAAATCATCATAAGTGTAACCTTTTTTATTTGATGTTCTCCATGCTAAGTTTTCTAATGATAACATGTATTTTTTTACACGACCATCTTTAATACTATACCCATCAACAGGCGCAATATTTAAATTCCAAGTATTATCTAAAACTGAATTTCCATAACCTCTAATGTTTCCATCACGTTTTTGAAGTTCGTCGTAAGTGTAGTATGGTCTATCTTTTGTAAAGACTCTACAATATTCATAACCTTGTGGTGTGTTAGTTCCTTGTGGTTTAGAATTTGGTGTGGTATATCTCACAACTCTTGAACCTTTTGTTAATTCTTGATACCCGTCATTAAATACTTTAGATACCTGATTGATTGCCGTACCAACGTGTTCTTGGGGTTTTGTACTTCTTTGTCCCGCATCTACTAATTTTTGAGTAACATCTAAAATAGACCCCGGAGTAAAACTCTTACTAGTTGATTTACTACTATCAAATCCAACTAAACTACCAAAATTAAATTCACTATTATCTTCAAATTGTTCACCTCCTCGACCTACTAATTTACCAATACCAGGATTATTATCTTTTTCAGGACTTTTACTACCCGTCCAAGTTAAACCTCCAAAAATGCTAGCACCAATCCATTTTACACCATCTTTATTAGCACCAGCACCATAAAAGTTTCTAGTATTTATACCAAACTGTGTTTCATCTAACTGGTCACCTTCATATAGTTTACCCATACTTGAGTAAGATAGAACAGGTCCCATTGCTGAGGTTTTTCCGTCTTTCGCATATGGTAATTCTGAAGCCGGAGAAACTAACTCTATAATGTGATTTTTTCTATCTCCAATATAAAATACACCAGCAGGTGCTAGTAGGTTGTTACCAATTTTATAATTTGGCCTATATGGGTTATATTTTAATTGGTCATAAAGAAGTTTTCTTGTAGCTATTGATGTATATTCAACAAGTAATTCTGAAGATGATTGATTTGCAGGTTGTAATGCACTAAACAAAGAACCTAAAGCCCCACCAATTAAAGATAATGGATTTTCATATGGTCCATTACCTATCGGGTCAGGGTAGTCAAAAATTTCACCAGGTATATATGAATACGGTGAATATAGGCCTGCAAGTTTCGCTGCAAAATTAATACCTTGACCAAATAAAAAGTCGGGTGTTGTGATATTATATTTTCTAGCAATTATTGGCACATTACCCGTAAGCAATCCAATAGCGTTAAACGGGTCTGTGTTTGGTTTTGCCGATATTTCACCCGTTTCAGGATTAACGTTACCACTAAATAAATTTATTTGACCTAACGTCTGTTGGTACAGTTCTAATGCGACTCTATGTTTGAACTCTTTATTTAAACTTTTTGCGCCAATATTAGCCAAATCAGAATCTTGTGTTAATGAACCATCAGACCCTGAAGGGTTATCACTTAATAAAATACTATATGGAGTATATGTTGAAGGTAAGAATATAAATGTATTATCTGAATTAGCATAAGGTAATTGTAAAGCTACCGTTTGGAGTGTTTTAAACTCAGTAGGGTCATATTCACCGTCCCCTGTTGCGTATTTGTTAGATAGGTATGCTTGTGTTTCTTTTACTCCACTTACAAACTCTAATTCATTACCATACGTATCGGTTTCATCTAAATAATTTCCTTGTGGTATTATTAAATTTTTTTGTTTTCTATAAGGGTCTACCTCTTCGGTACTTTGACTTCCTTCGGGACCCCATGGATTTTGTAAAAAGTTTGGTTTTCTTTCATCAACACCAACCATTTCCAACTGACTATCTACAGTATCAGGATAACCATACTCACCTTCATTTGAATTTGTTTGTAAATTTTGGTTAATTACTACCGACGTGTTTGGTAGATTATCGGGTCCGTATTGATTTATAGCAAATAATACCGGTCTATCAGTTTCACCTTTATTTTCTAATTCACTATTTACCGTATCAGGATAACCATACTCACCTTCATTTGGATTTGTTTGAAGATTATTGTTGATTGGTACTTGAGTGTTTGTTTGTATCTCAGGACCATATTGGTTATTAGATATCAATGAAGGTCTATCTAAATTAGCGGTAGTTTCTAAACCACCTCCAACCGTATCTTGAACTGTATACTCACCCTCACCAATAGTACTAATTACTTTATCGTTATTTATATACCATGCGGTTGAGCCAAAATCGGATAATCCGTTTTCAGGTCTATAAACATTTTTAATAATAATTTGTTTTTCGGTGTTGTTTCCAATAACTTCTAAATCACTTCCGATTGAATCAGGATAACCATACTCACCTTCATTTGATTTATAATTTTTATTATTATTGATTGGGACTATATCGCCATAATCTTTTGCATTGGTTTGTGGACCATATTGATTAATTGGTAATAAAACTTTTTCTTGTTGATTTCCTATTTGTTCAACACTTGGGGAATCTATCGGTACTAAATCATTTATATTAAATTCGTTAGAGCCAGGTTTTCCATCTTGTGAAAAGGCATTCTCTATCTTATATGGTGGAAGATTTCGCACCAAAAGTTTTTTTCTAAAATTTTCACTTGAATTAAATGATAGTGGACTCTCCATTCAGCCTTTTTATGATAAATAGATTGTTTTAGTTTTTTTTAGGATAGAACCCCTTGTTGTTTTTTATATTCATTCATCTTATAAAGGACCGTATCCATTATTTGTTTTTGGACTTGTGGTGAATTAAACATTTTTGTTATTTGTCCCGGGTCTCCACCAATAGAGCCAGTCAGATTAATATTTATATCTATTTTACCACCAATACCTCCACCACCACCTTTATTAAGTGCATCTGTTAAATTAGTACCCATAGCAACTTCATCCCCAACAATCCCTTCATATAATTTACCTTTAGCTAATAATTGTGGGGCGTCACCAGTTGCGCCATATAATAAATCTTTTGTTTTAATTTTAACTTTAGCCTCGTTTTCTGACTCCGATTTTTTTGTAGCCTCGTCGGCAATATCTTGAGGGGACTTATTTTCCTTAAAATCTTTGTTTGCATAATAATCTGCAATATCTGACACACTTTGGGTAACTGCGTCGGTACTAGTTGTTGCCACTTCACCCGCACCTTTACTTCCTTTTTTAATTTTTTCTTCTAAATCTTTTCTTTCTTGTGGAGAAAGATTTTTCATTATTGTTTCTTTAATCGTTCTAATATCAATAGCTTGGTTTTCAGCTATAGTAAGTTGGTCTACGGCTAATTGTTTATCATCCATTTTCATTTTTTCTTGATACTCAGCAAGAGCTTTGTCTAATTCGGCTTTTTTACCTGTATCTTTCAGAATTTCATCAAGAGTTTTACCTTGTGTGTCAAATCCGGGTACATCAACCATAATTTTACCAGAACCTTTTTGTATGGTTGTAAGACCTGCTAATAATCCTTTACTTTCCTCAGAAACCTTTGATAAGTCAATCGCATTTTCAATAAATTCTAATTTTGCAGCTTCTCTACCCGCTTCTGCCATTTTTTCAAAATCACCACCAACAATATTAGCCTGTTCACGTAATCTGTATAAATCCTGTGTTGACGCCTCAAACTGACCTGTACTTTTATTAAACGCATATGCGGATTTTGTCGATTTAACTAATTCTTCTTGTAACCCTTCCATATTTGTTTGAGCCATGTGAAGAAGTTGGAATGGGTCTCCTAATTTACCAACAGCCCCACCAAGCATTTGAAAACTTGCTGCAGCTTGCATAGCACCCTCAGGGTCCAAAACTTTACTTTGTAATGATGCGGCACCAATGTCCTGAATTGATGTTCTTAACATTTGAGCTTGTTTAACCATTTTACTTAAACCTTCTACCCCGTCTTTAAAACCAAAACCAGATAATTTTTTTAAGTTAGTGTTAACTTCACCAATAAATTTACTAGCATTAAGACCAAGTTTTATAGCCTCCTTTCGCATTTTGTTCATTTCTTCTAATGCTTCTTGTTGGGTTCCACCATATCTAATCATTTCGGCCACCATTTTTCCAACTGATTCTGCCGTCATCCCCGCCAATTTTGAAAACTGAACCATATTTGAAATATTTTCAGTACTACTTCCAACCATTCTACCCATTTCTCCTGACATTCCTTGTATAACATCTAGTGAGTCTTTGAATGTGGCGCCAATATCTAAATTTGTTTTATATGCTTCGTAAAGTTGTTGATTAAAATTTGCAGAGTTGAAGGCGACTCCCCCCATACTTCTTTGTAAACTCTTTGCAGAGTTTTCCATTGAAACTATTTGTTGGGAAACATTTTCAAAAACTGTTTTAACGTTTGGTCCAACAAAATTAGTTACCGCATCTTTTAATTGGTTAATTTGGTCTAATACGTCTCTACCGCCAGTGTATTCTGATGCATTACCAGCTGAGGTGGTATCGGTAGATTGGTCTATAAAAAACATAATTTTTTATTTATAAATAGTTATTTAAGATTTTTTGAATGAATCTAATAACTTTTCAACAAAATATTTCCTTTCAAAAACAGGCATTTTCATTATATCAGAATATGAAAAATTACCATACTTAACTAAAAAGAAAATTTCATCTAAAACAATTTGTTTATATTGTAAAGAAAGGCCGAAAAAATTCAGCCCCAAAGGCTAACTCAACGCTTACCTTTTCTCCTGACGGGGCTATTACTGTTTTTTTAACATCTAATTTAGGTTCACATTCATTAATAAATTTTCTTAATGATTTAGAGTCTGAAATTGGCATTTGATTAACGAATCTAGATATTTTTTCTCTATCGGTGTCATTTTCTATTGATATGATGTGTTTTTCTATTCTCTTAGTTACTATTGGAACTACCATACCAATAGGGTATTGTTCATTGATTTTATCTAATTCTCTAGTGTCAGATAATGTTAAAAGTTTTAATTCAACTTTTTTATTTGTTTTAGGTAAAACGTATTCAAAATTTCCATTTGAATTTTTTTTATGTGCGGAGTATATGTAATTAATTTCATCAAATAAAAGGGTAACTTCAAATCTATCACCTGTTTTAGGGTCGGATAGTGAATATGTATAGTCTGAACCAAATGCGGTATTTCTTAAAAATAATAATATCGCCTTTACATCACTATCTATTAATTGACTAATGTCAAAACCCGGCTCATAAATTTTATTTTTTAATAAATTATATATTAAACCTTCTTTAGCGGTGTTTTGAGAAAGAATTAAATTTTCGTCAGAAGCTGTTAAATAACCAACTTTTAATGATTCTTTTTTAGGCTTATAAGATTCACCACCACTAGGTAATTTAACTATATCATGTGGAAGATTGAAATCCATTTGTCCGTATTGTGTACTTTGGTCCATAGTTTTTTTCTTTAAAAATAACTTGACTTTATCTTATGTAAATAAAAAATCCCACCTAAAATAGATGGGATTAAATAATATTTTATTTTGTTTTTAGTATACCAAGATACATCTATCAGGTCTCAATGTTGCTTTAACAGTAATCAAACCATCTTCACTATAACCTAATGAGTCAAAATCAACATTTGTTAAGAAACATCCTTGTAAAATCCATTTCTCAACAGCAACACCAGTTGGGTCTAACATTTCAAGGTCAACATCTTTTTTGTAACCTGCAGCATAACCCATACGTCCTGTTACTGATTCAGCATGTAAACGAACCCATTCCATAAGTGCTTGTGATGCAGAAGGACCAATTGGGTCACGGAATGTAACATCTATTGAACCCCATTTAAATTGACCTGCAACATATGTTTCAGTATTTAAGAACGGAATTGGAACTTCTTTAATTTCAATTTTTGGTCTTGAAGCACTTTCAACATACCAAGAATTAATTCCCAAAGAAGATGGGAAAGTTATAATAAACCTATTTTTTCTTTTAGGTTCATATTGAAAGGGCATTTTCATTAACAAATCAGCCATGTCTATTTATTTTTTTGTTTCTTTTATTTTTATTATAAATATATCCAACTAAATTTTTTTCTATTTACTTTGTAATATTTAAAAATTATTCTTGCATTATAAGTATTTCTAGATTTCCTTTTTTTCTCCTCCTTTAGTTAAATAAGTTTTTACTAGTTTTTCAGTATCTTCATCATCTAAAAATTCTTTCATCTTATCTATATTTCTAGGGTCATCATCAGAAAAACCTATATTTGGTAGTATTTCATTGTTTTCTACATCATTTTTGAAAAATGCTTTTTCACCTATTTCTTGAGCCATTTCTTTACAGTAAGATATAAACTCCCTCATCGCTTTGATTTTCCCCTCTTCAGGATTAGTCGCAGACCCCTCACCGAAAGACACAGGATAAAATCTACAAAGGTCCAAATACTCACGTAATTCTTTTGGTGTCAGAGCCTTTGCTTTGTTTTCACCAGTAACTTCATTACCAATATTTCTATATCTATAAAGGTTTTCAGCTAATGTTCTACTATTAAGACCATTCTTATTAGCCATTATTAAATTATAAACACCTTCTTTTAAAGTCTTTGGGTTGTGACCTCTTGCTGTGATGATTGAAAAAATGGAACCTCCATTAATACACTCAACAAAATCATTCCAAGATGGTCCAACAGACGCAACCATTGCATCCAATACGAATCTCTTATCACCTTTAACTCCAAAATTTCTAAATGGGTCTGGTGCAAAATCTACAACAGTAGTTCCCTTATAACTAAAAGGTTCTTTTCCTATTTGGTGTCTGTGGTCTGCAAAGTCTTCAGTAGACATCGGTACTTCTTCGTCGTTTTCACTAAGAACTATGATTGATGTCGGCATAAACATTATATTATCATCCCAATCAAATGCATAGTATTTCGTGTCGGGGTTACCTTCTTCATTAAACCCTTCATTCAATCTTTTGACTCTTATGAAATCTTCTATAACTTTTTTAATTCTCATTATTTTTTAAGTTTTTCTAAAAGTTTTTCTAATTGTGATTCTGTAATGATAATATTTTGTTTTTTATCAGCAAAAGTTTGTTTTCCTTTAGTGTTATATCCTAAAGATTCTTTGATTAATTTTTTTTCTATTTTCATAGTTTTATGTGTTAAATAATTTATGGGGGATATTTCTACCCCCCACTCATTTTATTTTTTAGATATTGTCAAAAGACGCGCCTGTTGGTGTAATGACAAACTCGATGTCGATGTATTCTAACGCTCTTGTTGGCTTCAAGAAGATTTTACCTGTCAATGTATTTGAATCTAAATCTTCAGGTGTGTTAGATACTTGAACTCTAAAGTCAATCAAACCCCTATCTCTTCTAATTTGGTCTAAGATTGGGTTAACTGAATCCAAGAAGTCTTGTCTTACTTTGTTATCGTTTTGTTCGAACAACAATCTGATGGCTACCGCTGAAATCAATTTACGTGCTTGTAGTAACAATCTTCTTACGTTGATTCTGTCAAGTGCAGATTCTCTAACTTGCATTGTTTTGTTACCCCAAATCACTGTACCCACATCAGAGAAAGTTGCAATTGGGTTGATTCTACCTTTGTATAATACATCTCTATCTTCTTGTGTCAACTTACGTCTTGCTCTAATAGCATTTACCAAACCTCTTGTGTAACCCGCTGATGCGAACCAAGGGAACGCTATGTTATCAGTTAACGCTAAGTTTCTAACAACTTCTGAAGTTGCTGGAATATAAATTTGTGTGTTATTAACTGTATCTCTTGTTAAAATCCAAGGATAGTAAGTTGCTGTGTAATTTGAATCTATACCTGTTGTATCTAAATTATCTACCGCCTCTTGTGGGTAAATTAAACCTTCAGAGATGTCTTGGTAAGATGGTAAGAACATATTAAAGTCAGGTGTTGTTGCAATGTAAATTGAATCTGCTCTATCTGTTTCAATCATATCAATAGCATCTTCAACCAAGTTTGAGTTATTAACATAATCAATACCAGGTGTTGCAAATACGTTGATGTTTGTTGATTCAGGGTTTGCAAAAGTTGATTGACCCCATTTGTATGCGTAGTAGTCAGTATTAGCCCAAGTTTCTTGGTTAGGTCCTGAAATTTGTTTGAACGCCCCCCATCCTGTTGCTGTTGGGAATGTTACTGAACTTGCTGCCCCAAATTTAAATCCTGTTTGACCTAATGCGAATGTGTCACTATTAGTTCTATATTCTCTATAGATATCCCAACCATCAAATCCACCATATGCTAATAAAGTAAATTTACGTGAAATTAAATTGTAGTATGGATTAGTATTATCACTAGGTTCAGAATTAAATGACCCCGCACCTACTTCAAATGCCGATTGACCTGAAGTTACATATGAACTTGATACCGTTACAACAGTAGCTCCGCTATCCATGTGGAATCCTTTAGTTAAATAACCCCAAGATGGTCCTGTTGTATCAGTAGCGATATTATTTGGTATTTGTTTTCCTTTATATTGAAAGAAGTCGTAGTCAAAACCTGATATATTAGATATACCTAAGTATGCTCTTCTTTTATTTTCACCACTTGAGATAACTGGGTTATCACCTCCACTCGTCGAACCAAATGGTGGGTTATAGATAACTTCACCTGCTGTGTAGTATTTAGTTTTGTAAGGTACAAATGGTGGAGTTGCGTTAGCATATTGTCTCATAATGTAACCCTCAAATCCACAAGGTAGTGCGTTTGTAGGAGCTTCATCACTCATTTCTAACATTATATATTTAGACTTAACTTCATATTCACCGTTAGATGTTCCAATTTTATTAGCAACATAATTATTTTGAGTTGGGTCCAATGAACAATTTGTAAAACTTTCTAAAACTCTAACATTTTGGTCGTTATCAAAAAAGTCTCTTACAAACACATCAAATGTTCCATTAGCAAATGATACATTTCCGATTGAAAGTTTAACGTATGTGTTAGCAGAATTACCGTCAGAAATAAGAACAAATTTAAATAATTTATAAACTGTATTACCTCTTAACTCAGATACAACAAAAGGTGTTTCTGGAGTTTGGAATTGTTCTAAATAGAATGCAATTGATTCTGTAGTTGGTGAATATCTAACACCAGGTAAATCAACTAATTCACAATATAAACCTCTAATTTGACCTGCTCTATATCCTGTTTGTAAAAGTGCGGGATATGTCTCTTCGATAAATAAAGGAACTTCAGTTCTGTTTTTACCAAAATTAGTTGCTCCAAATACATTACGTAAATAATTTTTAGATGTCGATAACATAGAAGTTTCAAAAGAGAAATCATTACCGTCATATGTCACACCACTAATTTGGAATGTTTCATAAGGGTTTTTAGTTACTGCCGAGTAAGCTCCCGTACAATTCATAGTAACGTCAGTTAAACCTGATACTTGATAGGAAGGTCCTTTTATTGTACTACTATATGTAGACACCCCTCTTGACCTTAAAGTTGCAACAACCATATCATCGTATGTTGTGTAAGGTGCCCCTGAATAAGATGTAGTAAAGAAACTTACTGAACCTGAATATACACCTGTTGATGAACTACCTGATATTGTTGACATAGTTGCCCCCATACCTTGTCCAAAATATGTGTTAACGTCATTTGTACCTTGATAGTAATTAAATAACCCATAATACCATGAGTCATTTACTGTTTGAGCACTTAATGATGATGCTGTTGCTCCCGTTATATTTCCAACACCAAAGTTTTCACTGTAAGATGTTACTACACCAGTACCATTTAATGTTACACCGGTTGTACTAGTAAATGTTGATGCGGTTACTGTCCCCCAGAATACTGAAGTTGAACCTGAAGTTGCGGCACTTGTAGAGTAAAGATTTATTTGACTGGAAATATAAGTTTGTAAATCTGATGCTATTGTTGAGGTTCCCCCATTAAATTCCGTGTAAGGTAAATAAAAATTACCATTAACATTAAGTGTTGATGGGACTGACAATAATGTTACGGTTCCTCCTGTATTTCCTGAGAATAATACAGTAACAGGTCCTGTTGTTCCAGTTACTTGTATAGTTGCGGGGTTAACGTTACCTATTGTTACAATAGACCAAGATGGTCCAGCGTCGTAACCTGATAAACCTAAGACTCTTGTCACAAATAATTGATTTGATTGTGATAAGTAAGATTTAGCAATATATGCCAATTCGTATTTTGGAATTTGTGTATTAACAAATTTTTCAGGACTTGTTCCTCCAAAATAAGTTTGGAACTCGTCAAAATTTGTTATAAAAATAGGTTCAAATGCGGGTCCTTGTAGGGTTTCACCTACTACACCTAAAGTAGTTACACCAACACTCTGAGCCACAAACGTTAAGTCTCTTTCTGATGTGTAAACACCTGGAGAAACGAAAACCTTATTAGATGATGCCATGTCAATAAAAGTATTTTAAATTTATTTTTTATATATAAATACATCGCCAAATAACAAAAAACTTTACATTCCTATAATATTTATTAGGGAGTAAGAATAAATTCTGCCTTTTTTCTACCTACTATGAAAAAACCTGTTAAGAAAATAAAAAACCTAAAAATTGATTCAGAAATACACAATCAGTTAAAAAAATATTGTGATAAAAACGGTTTAAAAATTTACAAGTTTTTAGAAAAGTTAATTATGGAAAATTGTAAAGAAACAAAAGATATCTACGGAGAGTAGTTAAACCAAATAAGCTACTGTTTTTATTTTAGATTCTAAAATTAAATTTGATTTGGTCACAACGATTAAAAAAGTGTCCCCATCATTTATTTGTATTGTTGTTAAACCACTACCTACATAGTTTGAATTTAAATAGATGTCATAAGAACTTATGTTTTCAATTTCAGTAACTTTTAAATCTACGGTGTATCTAAATGTTTCAGTTAATTGATTGTTTCCTGCAACAAACAATAAATCTAAATCAAAATTGTCAGGTCTTGGTGGTTCTATTTTAACTCGTTTAGAAGAAGTTCTAGTTTCAGTTTCAAATAAAGACACTTGTCTTGTAATTGCGGGTGACACTTTAAATTCGGCTTCATCTATTAACAGACCTTTCATAATAAAGGTATAATTGGCGATGTAATACTTTCTTTTTTCTAATTCTTTAACAGACTCATCGGCAACACCTTCCATAACAATTGGAATATAGTGACCTTTGATTTGTGTGTAAGCCTGTTTTGATGTAAAAGTTTGCATTATAATTTTATTGAACTCATTAAGTTCACGCATCCTATTACAAAATAATTTTACATTGTAAGTTATATCAACAGGAATTGGTTGGGGTATCGTGTAAACATCAGCACCTTTTCTTTGACCATCCCAAGTTGGAACAGTGTAATAAAAGAATTGCCTTCTATTTGGTATGTTTGCTGCACCTCCTTGAAAAGTTCCATATTTAACTTCAGGTGTTCTTACCGTCGCAATAAAAGGTAATGAAATGTTTTTATCTAAATCTTGAAAGTTCCAAGTCTCAGTAAATTGAGACCAGTTTTGAGTTGTTATAATTTTATCAACGGTTGGTACTGTTTTTTCTGTTACAACCAATTTTAGTCTTTCTTTAACAAAATCCAACATACCCAAATCTAAATCGGCATGTAACACACCTTTAGGTAAAAAAGTTCCATAGTCAGTAATGTCGTCCAACATTTCTTGTCGTCTTTCTCTACCTACTTTTTCAGGTATTAATGGTAAATTTTTTTTAACTTTTGATGGTAATGCCATTATTATAATCCTTTAAATTCATTGTCTGTGACAGGAGAAGCCAATATGGAACGATAGAAAGGTTTATACCCCCCGTATGTATGTTTATTATCACTTAACACACGACCATCATTCACAACAGTATAGTATCTAACTCTATCTTCTGTTTCATAATAACCAATATAGTCTCCAAAATTAATATCAATATCCAACTCCTCAAGTTGTTTTTGATAAACACCAACTTTAAGATTTCCAGGTTCTGATTGTGATAATCTTGATGACCCGTAATCAACATTAGTTGAAGCTTCAATTTGAACATACCCCTTAAACTCAATAGGTGGTAAGAATTGAATTCCGTCTTCTAATGTTTCACCGTACACATCATCACTAATAGTTCTTTGTCTATCGATGCGGTATAAAACAAGGGTAAAATTCATATCTCCACCTAACCATTCGTCGCCTATAGAAATATCTAAGTTAAAGTCTTCTTCAGAGAAAAACTTATTAAGTCTGGTTATTGGAACTCTATTATCTGCCATACCTATAAATACTTTGATTGATTTTTTGTTTAATTTTATTATATTATATTATATCATGGAAGATTTTGTGCCTAAAACACCCGAATCAAAAGCCCTTTTAATATTAGACGATTATGAAGGGTCAAATAACTACATCCTTAATTTAAAACACAAAAAACAAAATAGTAAGTCTTTTGTACCTACAAGACCTCAGGCGGATTACATCAATAATTATCACACCCTACAACCAAAAGTTGCTAAAAAATGGGTCAAGTTAGACTCTTATTTTGGTAAAAAACTGATGGAAGATAAGATGTATACCAAAGAACCATCAGAAATTTATGTCGAGAAGTTGTTAGTTGAAAAGGATAAGGCTTATCATATTTGGGGTAAAATCTTTTCGGGAGAAACTTTACACGACTTTTGGATGCCAAAATCTGCATTACTAAAAGATAACGAAGTCAAAAACATTTCTATCGATTATGAAAAATATACCCATAGACCACCTATGGAACACCAAAAAGAAGCAATTGAGAAACTTGTAAAAAATAAAAAGTTTATTTTGGCGGATGATATGGGTCTTGGTAAAACTACATCAACAATCATCGCAGCTTTAGAAACGGGAGCCAAAAAAGTTTTGATTGTGTGTCCAGCATCTTTAAAAATAAATTGGGAAAGGGAGATTGCAAATTATTCAGATAGAACCGTATATATTGCAGAAGGTAAGAAATTTTCAGATGAACATGATTTTGTTATTGTTAACTACGACATCTTAAAAAATTTCCATGACGCTAAAGAAACCGAAAAGTCAGAAATAATGAAAATTAATTTTGATTTGGTAATCATGGATGAGGCACATATGATTTCTAA